TTTGATATTAAAATAAATCGCTGTGTGTTCCTGTTCTAGTAAGATATAATAGTAATTCTCCTTTGTCAATTTCATAAATTAACAGCCAATCAGGTGTAATATGACATTCTCTGCAGCCTATGAATTTTCCAGAAAGTGCATGGTCTAAATATTGTTCTGGTAATATTTTCCCATCTGCCAATAGTTGAATGACCTCAGTTAATAAATCAATACGATATCCTCTGCTTTTTACTCTTTTTAAATCTTTTTGAAACTTCTTAGAAGGTTTTACAACATACTTTGTCATTGTAACAACTCCTTCATCATTTCATCTACATTTGTGTATCCTTTATAATTTTCAGGATTTTTTTTCATTTCTTCTATTTCTTTTATTGCTTCTAGTGTTTCCTGATTAGGTGTTCTAGAAAGTATAAAAGGAATTTTTTGTTCTCTTACTGCCTGTTTTGCAAACATTGTAAAAGCAGTTGTCATATTTAATCCCAAATCTGAAAAGAGTTCCTCTGCTTGTTTTTTTAATTCTTCCTCCATACGAATTGTAATATTAGTGGTTGCCATAGTATCATACCTCCTTCATTTATTATAGTATCATACTAACATATTATATGTGCAAAATCAATATGTTGCACCTGCTTATTCTATATCATATCTAAAACCTTCTAAATATTCTGGTATGGCATTTACTCTAAAACTCCAGCTTCTTTTGATAATATCGCCAGGTGTTAAATTCATTAAATCCACTGTACCATCTGGAAGGCAATTCCTATAAATTTGTCTGGAAGACTGTCCATCACGCCTTCTCAATTTCCCCTGAAAATCAAATGTAGGAAAATACCCTTGCTTAATGTCATCTAGTAATTTTTCAATCATAACATCATCTCTTACTACTGCTTCTGTTAATGTGAGTGTTACACTATATCCACTAGGTACACCATAAACCAGTGCAGAACCGACAGGCTGATAATCTACATTATTTTGTGACAATTGTGCTGTAAAAGTATCCACTTCTGCTAAAAACAACTGTGTGCCGTCTTTCTGTGTTACAAAAAGCTGTCCGTCTTTTCCTGTCATAAGCTTTGTAACATCTAATATTGATTGCTGATTTAACATAATTAATTCACTTCCTTACTTTATTTTCTATTGTTTTATAAATTTGGAGAATATCTGAATTTATAAACAAAATAAATTTTCTCCAAGCTATCAATATCATCTGCATAAATATTAAACCAAGCACTATCTCCTTGTGGTAAATTGTTTTTATCTATTTCAATATATCCGCCTTCTAAGAGTTTCCCTTCTGTGTGCATAAGAGAAAGTAAATTCCCTATTGCTATCATTACTGTTGCTCTGCCATCACCATCATTATTGATATTACCAATAAGTGGTTCTACTGTTGCAGAAGCCCTATTCATAAGTTCTTTTCTGATTTTTGTTCTTTTAATTTTTTTCCAACCTTCATCTTCCTCCCCTTGAGGCATATTGAGTGTCGTAATAGCACTTTCTATCCACACATTACCACTAGAAGAAGTGCTAAATGTCAACATACCAGCGTCAATACTTTGTTCATATTGGCTGTTTGTGAGCATTTCAAGCACATCTGTCATACCTGTTACGACTTTATGTGTCAAACTTTGATTACAAGCAGTAGAAGCTACCATTGCTGCAACTCTTGCTGCTGCTCTCACTCCTTCTAATGGCTGTCCTAATGTATCTATTGCACCGCCTCCTACATATATCACATTGTAAGCATTTATCGCTTTTGCGTGTGCTAGTCTTGTTTCAAACGGTACACTGGTACTTTCTGCAATCACTGCAAAAGGCAATATATTACCATCATTGTATATTTTTTGTATAAATGCTGTCAAAAGTGTATGTACTGCAACACTTTCTGTATCAATACAAATAGCATTAAACACATAAGGTTCTAACAATGTAAAAGCATTAGAATAGTCTGCATTCGTAATAGTGGGATTTGTGCCGCATAGAAAATCTGTTTGTCCTACTTCTGCTAATGCTGCATTACCTGTATATTGTTCTATTTTTGAAAATACAAAATAGTTTGATTTTTTAGTAGATTGTATAAAGTTTTCAATTTCATTTTCTGTAGTATCAAACACTATTCTTTCTAATTCTATAGTGCCCTCTAATACAATAAATTCTTTTGTATTTTCTTCTCCTAACACATTTCTTATAATATAACTTAACTGTCTATCTCCTTCACTTTTTGCTGTCATAGTAACTGCTTCAGCATTTTCTGCATCTAAAAGTATTGTTTGTCCCTTTGTGCCTCCTGAGCCTAATCTAACACAATATACTTTTTTTGCTCCTCCTGTAAATATTTCAGTTAAAAGAGATACTGTACCATTTTCTCCACCATTTCCTAATACTGCTATCGCTTGCTCTATGCTCTCAAATGTATGTACTTTATTTCTCTCTCCCCAATTAGAGCGAATACAACAAGCTACAATACCATCTGTTGCTCCTGCAATAGATACACCACCTACATTTTCATATCTTTGATATACACCAGGACGTTTTTTACTTTCTCCTACTGTAAAAAATATTCCCATACTTTACACCTCCATTTCTAAAAATGATTTTACTATTTTTTTCGCTTGTTCTTGTGTTGCCTGCTTCACACCAGATAATTGAAAAGCTGCAATGACACACTCTGATTTTGTTTGAAATAACTGCTCTGTTTGTTGTACAAATTCCTCAACGCTATATTCTTGTTTTTTTATTTCTTGCTTTGGTTTGCTTTTTGTTTCTTCTTTTTTTAACTCTATCTCTTTTTCTTTTTTATCCATTTTTTCAACTCCTTTTTTCAAATGTAGCATAATTTAATTTTGTTTTTTCTGGCTCTTTTCTTAGTATGCCGTATTGTCCTATTACAGTAATTTGTCCCATAAAAGGCTCATTTGCTACACTTTCTTGTAATCCCATAACCAAAAAAGGAGAGCCGTTTTGCATAACCGTTTCTCCTTCTATCGCAATATCTCTATATATTGCAGTAATCCACTTTCTCGTTTCTTCTACAGTAGAAGATACTACAGAAATATGTAATGTACTTTCCATTAAAGCCATAGCATAGCTTGTTTTACTATTTTTACTGCTTTCTTTTTTTACAGATACAATAGGGTGTTTTGCTGTAGCATACAGTTTTTGACTGACTTCATCGTGTCCTAATACTATACAGTTAGGCTGATACTCTTTTATAAATGTATTCATAGCCCAAACGGGACAAGGGGAAATCTCCTCTTGTTTTGAAAAGCGATACACATCAAAATACACTCTCGCACCAAACACAACAGGTTCTGTTTCTTCTGTTTCAAAGCTGTCTGTTCTGTCCCATACTGCACAATAGCTATCTGTTTTTTCTGTCAAAAAAAGCCCCTCAAACATTGCAACCACTTCTTTTGCTATGTCTTCTGGAGCTTTTTCATTTTCATTTGTGCAATAAATATCGACTGCCATAATGCCGTCTGTTTTTCTTTCTGCGTGATACCTCCATTCTATGTTGTATACCATTCTGGGAAAAGAAGTGCTTTGTTTCCAATTCTCTGCCATATCGTGAGGCAATATTTGATAAAATATTGCTGGTTCTTTACCATAACAAGCTAACTCTTTTTTTAATACTTCACTTTGTTTTAAAACTTCATAAAATAATGTTTCTATCATATTCATCAACCTTTAGAAATTCGATATTGTTTTTGAAATATTTGTATTATTTTAGGTAATGCAGCATCTATTGTTTTTTGTTTAAATGGTCTTGGAGCAATTCTTTTTGTACCATTTTCAAGCAAATCCCCTAGTAAATAGCCGTTTACCTGTAAATCACTTTCTGTAATAGCGTGTATCACGAAATTACTTCCTATTTTATCTCCATAAGTACGCCTTTTAAAAGACTTTTGTAATGTGCCAAATCGCAATGCTGGAGGTTCACCAGGTGCAGAAGCAGTATATGTCACACCACCTTTTTGGGATTTTCTTTTTTTAGGTTTTCCACCTGTTTTATTGACTTTGTAAACACGTCCTGAACGCTGTCCAGAAAGCACTTTTTTCACTTCATTTGTCAATACATTTGCTGACTCATATCCTCTTTGTTTTGCCTTTTGTTCTATTTCTTCTATTGTTTTGTTTACAATCACATCAATTTCATTCATTGCCTGTTTGTAGTCCCCCATATTTACTCAATCCTTTTCTTTTTTGACAATATAATATCGAAAAAATGCCTACTTCTGCAGGTTCTTCTACACTTTCTACATCATACCTTTGCCCATTGTGTACTAATATGTCCTCTGGCTGAATTTCCACTCTTTCCCTTACTACAACTGTATGACTTGCAGTATGTTCTATTTGCTTCCATTTGTATTTTTCTTTTTGGCTGATAGTAGAAAGAGAACCTTTGATTTCTGTGATATATTCTAAATTTTCATTATTATAAATTACTCGCCCTCTTTCATCTGTTTGTACTTTTTTTCTGTAAACAGAAAATGCTTTTAACTGCTGTCCTGGTCTAAACAATATCATACTGTCACCACGCCTTCGGATTTTGCTGCATACCTAAATAGAAATATGGTTTTGTTTCATTTGCAGTAGTATTTTTTGATACAAAAGCACTTGCCTGTTGTTTTTTCTCCAATTCTTCCAGCATTGCCTTGAAATGTTTGTATCTGTTAGAAAGGCTTAAACTCATGTTATCCACTTTGTAATCTACTTCATAACACAACTTCATTACAATAGCCTTTAAACATTCTATTTTTGCCTTCTGCCATGTTTTGTTTTTTACTAACATTGCTGCATATTCTTCATCACAAAGCACACAAGTATCCGCACCGCCTTCTGTCATAGTATCCCCTAATTCAAAACGCATTTTGTCAATGCTGTTTTCTGCAATATTTTCTGCACAATAAGTGTACGTTTTTGCCATATCACATCATTCCTTTTGTAATAACAGTTCTACAATATCTGTTTTTGTCATACCCTGCTTTACTTCTATTCCTTTTTGTTCTGCCATTTGCTCCAATTCTTCCTTTTTATATTGTAGTAATTGTTCTTTTGTTTGTAGTGATATTTTTTGCTGTTCTTCTTCTGAAATTTGACTTGTTTCTTCTTGCTGTTCTTCTTCTGAAATTTGACTTGTTTCTTCTTGCTGTTCTTCCTCTGTAATCTTACTTGTTTCTTCTTGCTGTTCTTCCTCTGTAATCTTACTTGTTTCTTCTTGTTGTTGTTCTTCTGTAATCTCATTTGTTTCTTTTATTTCTGCTACTTCTATTACTGCCAATACACCACATCTTAATAACTTATTTATCATATCTTTTGCAATGACATTTTCTGGTATTTCTTCCCCTTTTTGATAACTTTTATCAAATCTCATTGCCTTTTGTGCAATATATTTTTTCATATTCATTCGCTCTCCTCACTCACACAGTTTTTCAAATACACTGCCATGTCGTCCCCTGTTTTTTTCATGTCATAAGCACAAATGCCCTCTATAAACTCGGAATGTGTACCACTTTCCCCTAAAAAATGGCTAAATACAACAGGCTGTCCATTTCCTAAAGCGTCCCAGCTAAATGTATATCCTGCTGACGGTTCGTCAATATGAGGGGTATCTGGTGCATATAATAGTAATGCTCCTTTGGCATCGCATATAAATTCCATATTAGGTGCTGCTCCTAAAGGTGCTGTATTGTAAGAACTATCCAATACCACAACCTCATTCAATCCAAACAACTCCGCTAATGCCCTTTCATTTACTGTAGCAGGATTTAATGTACTTCCTCCGAATTTTACTCTTTCCAATATCATAGGATTTGATTTCAGTGCAGTAAAGGTATCTACTCCTAATGCTAATTTATTAGGCTTCCTTCTGCCTTCTCTCTGAATTTGTACACAAAGGCTATCAAATAACTGTATTGGGTCAGCATTGTCATTGTCAAACTGATAAAACTGCTTTCCAGAAGGTGTTGTAGTTACTCCTTCTAATTCATTTTGCCACACGCCTGCTTTAAAAAATGCTTTAGAAAACATCACATCTAAATGCGTATTTATTTTTTCTGTTGCTGCAATGGTTTTTGCTTTTCTAGTGTCTATTACTCCAGCAACACCTGCTCTTTGATAGTTTAGTGCTGTAATCTGGTCTATTCCCATAATAATCTGGTCTACTTTACAGCTGTAAGTATCTTCTTCATTTCCCATAATAGAAGGTTCTACTTTGCCAAAAGCTGGTTTTCTTTTGACATCATCTCTTGCAAGTGTCGCTTTGTCATATTTGTAATAATGTCCTGTTGCTGTTGCTACTGGCACTCTTGGAAACAATCTCAATCCCTTTGCTACATTTTCTGGTTTTTGTAAATAGGCGATTGACAGATTTGTCAAATACATATTTGGTTTCCAGTTTCCTGTTGCAATTTCTTTTGCGATATTTTCTGGTGTTAGTTTCATACTGTTGTCCTCCTTAATTTATTGTTTCAATTTAACGTTTGTTATGCTTTATAACCAGATTTTCTAATATCTACTTCTATTATTTCATCTT